TGCCAGAGCTCTACATCATTTTGACGATAATGCAGGTATTAAATACGCTGCAATAGGAACAAACAGAATTTTATATGTTTATTCTGGAGGAACTTACTATGATATTCATCCAATTAGACAAACAATAACCGGTGCAACGTTTACCAGCACCTCTTCATCAAAAACAGTTACAGTAAATTGTGGAACTTCTCATGGATTATCAGATGACGACATAGTTTTATTTGAAGATGTTACAGGGGTAACTGGGTCATCTACTTACAATAACGATACATTTAATAACATTAAATACATGGTGACTTCTGCTCCTACAACAGACACCTTTACAATTACTATGGATTCTACTGAATCTGGCACACCTCTAAGTGCATCTGGCTCAGCTAAAGTGTTATGTTACTATACTGTAGGACCTGCAAAACAATTAGGTGGTTTTGGTTGGGGTACAGGATTATGGAGCGGTACGGTTGCAGGACCAGCTACAACAACACTAGCTTCTACTATTAATGATAGTGTAACTGATATTCCTTTAACTGACACATCTCAGTTTCCATCAACAGGTGAAATTAGAATTGGCTCAGAGGACATTAGTTATACAAATAATAATACAACTACAAATATATTAAGTGGTGGTGCAAGAGAAGTTAACGGTACTACAAAAGCTGGACACACTGCTGGTGTAACCGTTACAAATATTTCTGATTTTGTAGCCTGGGGCGAAGCTTCTTCTGCTGACTTTACCATTGACCCAGGTTTATGGGTATTAGATAATTATGGTACAAAGCTTATTGCACTAATTTACAATGGCAGATGTTTTGAATGGGACGCAGCTGCAACTAACGCAACTGCAACCAGAGCAACTATAATAGCAAATGCACCAACTGCATCACGACATGTATTAGTATCTACACCAGATCGACACTTAGTATTTTTTGGAACAGAAACAACCGTAGGAACATCTACATCACAAGATGCTATGTTTATTAGATTCTCTGATCAAGAAAACATTGATGGTACAGATGCATACACAGTAACTGCAGAGAACACGGCAGGTACACAAAGGCTTGCAGCCGGTTCTAAGATTATGGGAGCTATACGAGGTAGAGATGCAATTTATGTTTGGACAGATACTGCATTATTTTTAATGACCTTTGTAGGTGCACCGTTTACTTTTTCTTTTCAACAGATAGGAAGTAACTGTGGATTGATAGGCAAAAATGCTTGCGTAGAGGTAGATGGCACAGCTTTCTGGATGTCAGAAAACGGTTTCTTTAAATACGATGGTCAACTAGAATCCATGGACTGTCTAGTAGAAGATTTTGTTTATGACGATCTAAACTCTACACCTAGAGATTTAATTAACGTAGGATTAAATAACTTGTTTGGTGAAGTTATATGGTTTTACTGTAGTGCAAACTCTAACGTCATAGATAGAATGGTTTCATATAATTACATTGAGTCTTATAGTAGAGCTAGTCCTAAACAAGCAATTTGGACTACAGGAACATTACCACGTACAGCGTGGGCGGACTCTGCTGTATTTGCTAAACCTCATGCTACTTATTATACGGATAGTGACAACTCATCAGACGTTGTAGGTAATACTGACGGACACACAATATACTATGAACATGAAACAGGGACAGATCAAGTTGTGGCTGGAGGAACAGTTACACCTATACTTGCAGAAATTACATCTGGAGACTTTGACATTACACAAAAAAGAACGGCACAAGGACAGACAATTGGTATGCCAGATCTTAGAGGTGACGGTGAATTTATAATGAAAATAAGAAGAATTATACCAGACTTTATATCTCAAACAGGTAACACAACAATTACATTATTATTAAGAGATTATCCTAACAACACAGCAGCTAGTTCATCATTAGGTCCCTTTACAGTAACTAGTTCAACTGATAAGGTAGATACTAGGGCAAGAGCGAGAGCAATTGCGTTAAAAATATCTAACACAGCAGTCTCACAAGATTGGAAGTTAGGTACATTTAGATTAGATATACAACCGGACGGTAGAAGATAATGTCATTAGCATCTTTAATAGGAATAGATAGAGAACGTTACGATGCAGGTAACAAATTTTTAAGTCAAGATAGATTTCTTGCTAACTATAATCCAAGAGATGCTATAACTTTTAACGTATCACCTAATATAAACACAGGTATTATGGGTCCTCGTGTATATCCTTATCCCTCTATTTTTCCCCCAGGTAACGGGGATGACGGAGGTGGTGGACTTATAAATACAAAAGATCCATATGGTTATACAGGTCCTGGTTCTTCAAAAAGTTTAGGAGGTTTTAATATAGATGATATTGGTGAAGGAACTATTGATGAAGAGGATATATTAACTGGAGGAAACTTAACTAAAACTCAATTAGCCAAAGCTTATGGTAATTATTTTGCGTTTGGTCCTCTTGGGGGAGCGTATTCAGTTTATAAATCAAATAAAGAAAACGAACAAAAAGAAAAAGATATATTAAAAAAAGAATTAGATAGAGTATATGGACAAGACAGAGATCAATTTAAAGACATAAGAGATGGATCAGCACCTAGTGGTGGAACTTGGGATGGTGGACAAGCTGCTTATACAAATCCAGCCACAGGTATTGGCGGAGGACAGTTTACGGATGAATTAGGTAATGTAGACTATCAAGATGCTCTTGATCCAGGTAGTGGAGAAAAAGACGGTGGTCTTATTGATGGATCTAATAGAAGAAAATTTTATCAAGGAGGCGAAGCATCATTAGATGATGCTAAAATGATGGCACCTAAAGGTGAGTTTCTTGCATACATTAATCCAAAAGAAGCACAGATGTTAAAAAACGCTGGAGGCTCTGGTGTCATGACAGCTATGGGTATTCCAAGTTTTACTGAAGATGAAGAAGACACAGGAGACGTAGCAAATCCAGGCAGCGTCGGCAGCCAAAGTGTTAATGATGGATTTGAAGGAGAAGAAGGTCCAGTGCCAACTTATTCTCAACAGTATGATATGATGACAAAGACAGGAGGTGGTGATGATACTATTCCTCCTACTTTCAGAGATGATACACCAAATAAATTTCAAGAGATGAAAAAAATAAACCCTGCTTTTACTTACACTAGTAATTATGGAAAATTAGGTGGTATACTTGATTTAACTAGAACAATACAAGAAGAAGAACCTGTAGGTTCTATAGGTTATGCTGATCCATTTGGTAATTTTTCATTCGGTTATAATACAGATTTAGGCAAGGTAGCTACAGGTAGGTTAGGTGATCTTAATGTAGGATATACTGACCTAATCGGACCTACAGTTGATTATAGGTTAGGTGATCTTAATGTAGGATATAGTGACTTAAGCGGACCTACAGTTGATTATATGGGTGCTTTTGCTAATGATGCTGGTCGTTTTGGTGTTAACTATAATAGAGATTCGGGACTTAATTTAGGTGTAAAATATAAAAAACAATTTAATAACGGCGGTATCGTGGGGTTGTATAGATAATGGCAAAGATAGTACAATCATTAACTAGAGCCAGTAAAGAATATGATCAAGGTACATTTCAATCCTTAGTCAGAGATTTAGATAACGTAATTAATAAACTTAACTCTACATTCCAAGATGAAATTAAACAGGAGATAGAAGCTAAAGCTTTCTTTTTAGAATAATGGCAACAGTAAATGTATTTAAATTTTTTGGCGTAGACAATGTTACATCAACAGGTGCACAAACCATGTTTGGCACAACAGATAGTGTACAAAATCCTTTGGTAAACGAGACATATATTATAAAATCTATAAAAGTAACGTCAGCTGGTACACCTACAGTTACCGTTATTAACAATAGTATCACTACGATTAAATCAGCTGCCTTAACAGCTAATCAAACACAGGAATTATTAACTGTTCCTTTAGTGGTAGAAGGTGGTAAAATACTAACAGTTGCATCAAGCAGCACAGACTCTTTTGATATAGCTATTAGTTATTTAAACATAAAAAAAGATAAGGTAGACTAATGGATAAAATACCAGACAATATACCAGTAATAGATGCCGTAAAGACAATAAGTCAATATAGGCATAAGAAAACAGGGGCCATTTATAAGACAAAAGAAGAGTGGCAAAAGCTTGGAATACCTAACGAAGACATAGCGCAGGACCTAACAGTTATTATGCCTCCGCTTGATTTGTTAGGAAAAACAAGTTAAAACGATTATTTGGGGTTAAATTATGGCAATATCTAATATGCAACAAGCACAACAATTACGAGCAAATGGCGGTATTATGACAATACCTAGACAGAATTATGGCCTAGGTAAGTTAGTTAAAAAAGCTGTTAGAGGAATTAAGAAAGTTGCAAAAAGTCCTATAGGTAAAGCAGCATTATTATATGCTGGAGGCACAATGTTAGGTGGAAGCGAAGCATTAGGCGGAGCGGGCGGCTCTTTTATGTCTAGACTAAAAAACCCTAAAAACTTAGGGTACTTAAAGAATATTCTAGGAACTGACAAACTACCTGGATTAAAAGGTGTTGGAGGAGAAGGCATAGGAAGATTTTTTAATCCGTTCAACAGAGCTAATCCTTTATTGTTTACTGATGACAAATTTTCTGGAAATAAAGCTTTAATAGCTGGTGGAGCGTTAGCAACAGCATTACCTTTTATGCTAGGTGGTGAAGATGAAGAAGAGGAAATTGTAGAATCATTTTCAGAAACACCTAGTTCTATTAAAGATATAGTAACTATGGCTAGAGCAAGAGATCCAAGTTTAAGATTTTTACCGCAAAACGCATACACACAAGCAGGTTTCTTTAACGCTGCTGGTGGCGGACTAGCTTCTATACCACGAGCAGGTTATCAGATGGGTGGACCAACTGATGATGTGATGGTAGAAAACATAGATACACAAGAAGTTGTATCTAACCCAGATCCAATGGCAGAATTAAATATGTTGTCTATAGAATTATTTGGCAAACCTTTAGACCAATTAAACGAAACTGAAAAAGAACAATTACAAAATTTAATACAAAGCAGAATGCAACAACAAGATCAACAAAGAGTTATGGCAGAATCAGGTGGCATGATGGATTATATGTCTAGCGCTAACCCTATGGCAGAATCATATCTTATGGAAGATGAAGATATTGTTAATATGTACAGACCCGGTGGTGAAAGACGACAAATGGCTGCTGAAGGTGGTATTATGGATCTAGGTGGCATGGAAAAAGATTATAGAAATGAAGGTGGCTTTGTACCAATAGGTGCAAAAGAAAGAGCCGATGATGTACCAGCAAGACTATCGAAAAACGAATTTGTATTTACAGCAGATGCTGTAAGAAATGCAGGTGGCGGCGATATAGATAGAGGCGCTGAAGTTATGGAAAATTTAATGAACAATTTAGAACAAGGCGGAGAAGTATCTGAAGAGTCGCAAGGCATGAACCCTGCGCAAGAGATGTTTGATACCGCACAAATGTTGGAGAGTAGAATAGCATAATGGCATTACCAGATTATTTAGAAGATACAGCCAAGGACTTTGCCAAACAGTCGGTAGCCACGTATTCGGCACCGATTGAAACAAGCACATTTACTGGCGGACTAGACGCATCAGGCGTCAGGGCTGCGGGACCGGGGATCACGGGACTTAATCCATTTGTTGCAGCAATGGATCCTCTGCAAACACAAGCACAGACTTTAGCGCAAGCAGGTATTGGATCTTACTCACCTTTTTTACAAGCTGCTCAAGCTAATGTAGCTAGTCAAGCAGGTCTAACAGGACCACAAGCTTTTCAAAATTTTATGTCTCCATATCAACAACAAGTTATTGATACAACGTTAGCAGACTTTGACACATCAAGAATTGCAGACAGAAGAGCTATACAGGACGCAGCTGTAGGCACAGGTAATTTTGGTGGTGGTAGAGAAGGAGCAATGTTAGGTGCATACGATGCTGATACTTTATCTGGCAGAGCTGCACTACAAGCAGGATTATTACAACAAGGATTTACACAAGCAAACCAATTAGCACAACAAGCTTTTGCTAATCAAGGAACACTAGCACAAAATCAAATGGGTCTATCTAATTTCCAAAGAACAGGTTTAGGACAAGACATCGGTGCTCTTGGAAACTTAGGTGCTCTTAACCAACAACAAGCACAAGCTAACTTATTAGCTAACCAACAAGCAGCTAAAGTAGCAGCTTACGAACCATACGGTAGATTACAACAATACGGTCAAGGCTTAACAGGATTAGCAGGTGGTGTAGCATCAGCTTACGCTGAACCAGCACCAGTGCAAAGTCCATTATCACAAGCTCTATCAACAGCTTTAGGAGTAGGAGGAATTTACTCTAGACTGTATGGTGGCAACAGGGGGGTTTAATGAGACCTCTTAAAAGACCAATGTTCAGAACAGGCGGACCTATCAAAGAAGGTCTTATGAATGGCCTTAAAGATGGCGGACCAGCTACATACATGGCTGACGCTACTATGATGGCCGGTGGTGGTATGCCTAACATGAGAGGCAGAGTTACAGGACCAGGTGGTTATGCTGGTAAACCAGTAAAAGAAAATTTTTTAAAAAGAAATTATGGAAAATTAGCAACAGGTGCAGCAGGAATTTATAACGCTCCAGAAATTTTAGAATTGCTTAGATTTTTTTATAAAGATGGTGGTGTAGCTGGTCTACCTCCTATGAGAGGAATGGTTACAGGACCTGGAAAATATTCTCAACAACTAGAGTTTGATTTTGCAAAAGACATTGAACGAAGAATTAAAAAAAATCCAGCAAAGGCAGTTAAACCAGGAACTTATGCTGTTCCAGCAGTTAAAGCTGGCGTAAGAAAATACTTACCTTCATTAGAAGGAATAGGTGGAAAAACCATGGGTGGTATAAAAAATTTATTTAGAAAAACAGGAGTTAAAATACCTCCTAGAAAAATTCCATTAGGAGGCAAACCACTTTCATTTTTTGATCGAGTAAACCTGTTTGCAAGATTAAACCCTAAAACTACTATAGGGGGAGCTTATTTTTCTCCAGAAATTTATGGAGTAGGTAAAGGACTTG